GCCATCTGCAGAATTTACATAGGTGGTTATTTGTTCTGAAAGTGAGACAAGTGCCGCCGTGCGGTCCTCAACCTCTTGGTCAATGGCATCTTCACGAGCCTCAACCTCAATGGCTAAATCAGCCCGTATGTCGATCGCCTCACCCTCTAACCACCGCACCCAACTGGCAATAAGACGATGCAGCCAGTTGAAGTGCTGCCTGGCCAACAACTCGCGATAAGCCGGGCCGTAGTTTTGCAGGGCCACCGAAGGCACTGCCGTGTTGGCCACACCACTTGTTGGGTCAGTGCGATCAAGCATGGCCCAGTCGACGTAGTTTGTGGGCTTTGTTACTGGATTAGCCATAACTCCTCCTTATTGTTTATTACTCATAAAGTTCTGATAATTCCCCACCGTCATAATAACCAAGTTCAGAAAGTTCACTACCAGTTGCATACATCGGCGGCTCATCTATTGATCCAAATTCAAGAGGCACGCCTGCGCTTGTCGTGGTATAGATGGCCACCCCAGCGGCGACAAGTCGACGTATTCGTGTGATAAACAAGGCTGGGTTTACTGGTGGGACCCCAACCATTACCAAGTGTATCACCATGTCGCCACTAAAGACGTATAGATGCTCAACCTGCATATATAACTGGGTGTAGGCAATGATCACCTCCAACTGCCCATAACCACGATTGATGGTCGGCATCTTAGTTAAAGCTGTATGATATGTGACGTCATCACGACCCAGGCGCGGAAGTTGTAATATCTCGCCCACCAAGTCCAACATCACCCCATAATTATCAAGCGACCGCAACCTATCAAACTGCCCCACAGCGTAGTCCAAGAGGGCACATTGTTCAAGGTGTGGGGTCAGCAAGTCACGTATCGTCTGACTGGTTTTAAATTTTTGAAACAACAGGTCACGATAGTCATCAAGTGAGTCTACCGTGATCGTAACAAAGGCAGATTTTACGATGGTCTCCACGGAGTCATCGGCCCGCCTCACAAATAAACTTACATCCTTGGGACCTAAGGTCACCCAGTGATGCCGCGGGTTTGCTTCATTCGAGGTACAACCATCACCAAAGGACCATGAGTAGCCCACAACCTCTGGGACTAAGTCTCCGGTGTAGACAAAGGTGACGGGTTGCAACCGTGATAAATTTCCAACTACATTTGACGTAAAATCAACCATCTCACACCCCCACAAAGGTGATACGGTTTATTGAAAAATCAGCCAACTGCGTCGGACCTAACGCGATATCTACCGATCCATAGGTAGGAGTGCCAGTCGGCGAGGTTGTCACCGCCAGCTCGACCGCCACCGACCGTATACCTGGGACGGCATGGGCCGGCACCTTGAACTTATCCACAAGCAGATCACGACCAAGTGAAAAGTTAGATAAGCCATAAGTCACAGCCTCAGTCCGAATAAGATCCTCGCCATCAACCGGAAAGGCCACCTCGGCGTCATAGGTCAACGTATAGCGTAACCACACGTAACGAGTGCTTATCCGCGAGAAATACATTGGCATATTTTGACCCAATGAATTCGCCACCGTACCAGTGACATTGCCGTAGGTGTTTGGCCCGCCAGCCGTCACCTCGTAGATCTTATTTAAGATATCCTGATCCAACCCCCCACTAACCACCACCTCAATTGAGTATGGTGGTAGGCCGTTTCCGTTGGTCACCGCCGTGCTATTTACTGACACGAAACACATCGACACCCCTGGTACCTCGGCGCGTATCCTGGTTTCGATGGTTGTCGGGGTGGCCCCACCAATGCCGGCGTAACTACGCTCACGCCGCATCCGAGCCTCGACGTCATCCTCGACGAGACAACCAGGGGTGGCTGGTTGGTAATTTACCACGGTGGTGACGACGTCAGGGGTGTCGATCGTGGTGAGCGACCCCGCCGGTGCGGTAGTTGGACCATCGACATCGGCGTAAAATAAGCCCAAGGTGCCGATTGAGTCGTATGACAGGTTGCCTACCAAGGAGATGGTGAACGAGGTATGTAGATCGGCGGCTTGGATGGTGACAACATCGGTAGTTGTGTTATATGAAATGGTATAGATGGTGGACCCAAAGGCTGAGATTAAAAAACCAGCCAGGGTGGCTGCCAGTTCATCCACGGTCTCGGTGCCGTCGGCGGTGTAACTTACTGACTGTCCGTTTAGGGTGATGGTATAGACGCCCGCGGCGGCTGAGTCGACGTGGACATTTGCAGCCACTGCATTATTTTGGCTTATTATAGTACTATTAGATAACAACCAATGACGATCAGTCTCGCCATTTGACACTGAAAACAAGCCAGGCACCGTTGCCCCGTCGTCGCCAAACATAGTAACATAAACTGAGGATGGGACTGCAGCAAAGCGTGACAACCCTGAGATGAACAACAAATCATCAAGGGCCAAACCGATAGCTGATGATGGCTTGGTGGCATTATAGGCCGCCTGATGCCGTTCCCACAGATCGGCCTCGCGTAGTGCCCAAATATTTATAAGGGCGTCAAATACAGAACCAGTCTCTAAGTTGGTGTCATCACCAAACAAACCACGAATCGAGGCCTGCAACTCGAGTTTACAATCCTCATATCTTTTTAAAAAGAAACCACTGGGCGTAATTCCAAAGGTGGTCATGATAATACCTCCGATAGTTGTTGTATCTCAGAACTATAAATATCACGATAGGTGGCTTCAATTGTAAACTCACGCAATGCTTCGTCAAATGATGATGAGTATGAGGTAAGTTCAATTACCCCAGTAGTCATAAGTATACAGGCCTTAAATATCCCGTCTACCAACTCGAGATCAGGTCCCTTGACAAACACCTCGTCAATAAATTTTATCCCCGCCGTAGGGTCAAAAACCCACTCACCAAAGGTTAGATGAAGTCGGGTCTTAAGGTGTTGTGCCACCTGATCTGAGTCAACCACGGTGGTTAGATCACCCGTGAAAAGATCTAACTCACCCACGTCGGTAAGTAAAAAATCAATCATAGTTCACCCCGAATAAGTTCAAGTTGGGCATACAAGGCGGTAAGGGTAGCCACCGACGACAGTGGCACCGGCACGCCGGCCACCATCACCGTCGTTGAGATAAGCGCCTGCAGGGCATCACAAATTAACTTAAGCACCTCCACCGTACCCACCCCCAAGGCCAATCTTCCGCTGGTCAGTATTACCCTGGCGGCGCCGTTGCTGAGCTCGGTGGTGTCTGAATTCGTCACCTTCGAAGTCTTATTTCCTGTAAGTACCCCTGGGATAAAAAAACCATCGGCCAGGTGGTATGATCTTGGGTCACCTGGGGTCTCCTGATTACCGGAGACAAGCACCTCGTCGGTGGACCTTTCAGCAAAAACAAGCAACCCCACGTCGCCACGTCGCACTGGAAACGTAAGGCCACCCGCCGTCCCGCCTGGAAATAAGATCGGCACGCTGGAAAGTTTTTTATATTTTGAGACCACGCCGTCATTTGAGACTCGATTAACCAGGGGGGTGACGTCGGCCACCTGGTTACTTGGGTCATATGACTCTACCCGACCAACCGTGGCCGTGTGCACCCTGCTCACCAGTGAATTGACCACAAGCGGCAACACCTGTGGAAGGCTCAACGACTCCAGTAATTCAAGTCCATCGCTCATATCTCACCTACTTCAATTGTTGAGGTCCAGTCCTTGCCGAGCAACTCGCCGTTGTGTTCAACGGTAAGAACCTTAAAGGTGCCAACCACCTCATCGCTTTGAACTGTTACCGAGTTACCTGGCTCAATCATGGGCATCAAGAGGGTCATGAGTTTCCACCCAAGTTTTCTTTTTTTAACAGCGCCGGTGGTGTCATCCTCTGAAAGTCGAACCGGCCTGCCAAGCAACCCGGTTATGGGTGAAAGTACCACGGCAGAGGTTCGATCAACCTGGCCGACCTTAAGTATCTTAACCTGACCTGACTGCACGCTCCAGGCGACCCCCGCGAACTTAGATAGTTCCGTGAGAGCATCACGTGAGGTCCCATTAAATGACCAACCACGACCAAATTTTTTGTCGGCGACGTCGGTTAGTTGGGTTGAAACTGATAAAGGTAAATTTAAGGACTTCACCACGTCGGTCACGATCGTCTTTAGGTTTACGTTCTTATCATAACTTTTTGCAAATCGCGCCGCCATCACCTCTTGATACCCATCGCGTAACTCGAGTGTAGTTACGAGGTTTGGACCCTCACGCGGGGAACTTACCGACACCACATAACCCTTGAATATCTCAGTCAAGCCAAGGTCGGCATAACCCACCTGCACGGCGCATACAGTCTCAAACTCATGTATTGACCGCCTGGTTGTTGGTGACAGGTTATATAATTTAAGGGTACCTGGGTTCACCTCTGGGGTGAGGGTCTTCTTGAAGTTGAAAACCATGTTTATTAATTCAAAAACACGACCCACCGATCCAGGCTTTCCCAGGACGACCCGTGCAACTCGGCGATCTAAATTCACGACGAACTCCTTAACACGTAAACCAGCAACAACCCACGACCATTTATAAAATCATCCTTACCAATTACAGTGTGGTTCATATTTTTATCAACCACAAATAAATTACCACCTGGTAAACCAGACGTGTGATACTTGCCCATTAGATCCACACCAAAAAGTAAGGTCACACCTGAGAGTAGCATATTTCCACTTGAATCTAAGACATCCAATATCCAACATGATCCTGCTGAATTCCATGAAAATTTAAGCCTTACGATTACCTCATCTAAGGTAACCTCCTCCGTAAATGAAGGCAGATTTTGAAATGGGATTACCACAACGTCGGCAGAGGCCACTCCGTCTGTATTTAAATTTAGACGAGATTGCTGTAGTGGTGGTAAGCCATCATCATCCTTGTAAAATGGACTCTCACCAAAGTCATAATTGTTGCCATATTCAGCCATTATTTACCACCTGATTTAAGTAGGCCACACCCTTACTTATATCATTAAGTTTTTTTACCGCTCGATCGAGCGCCGCCAGGTCAGCCACCCGCCGCATGCTGTCATAGAAGTGGCAGTATGACATCTCTGGAATGTATTCAAACCCAGATAATTTAGTCAAGATATTTGGGGATAAACTGTATTTATCACCCTTGGCGAGCATGGTTGGTAAATTGTTTTTGAACCAATCAGTACACCCATTAACATAAAAATAATAGGTGTCTGGGGTAGTCATCAACCCATTAAAATCGTATTTGGCAAAGTATGGGCGACCTGTAACAAGTTCAAACTCGTGCAGTGGTTTTGAAATAAAGCAGTCGGTGTCAACGATGCAGGCGTCTGGATCGGTGGCCCCGAACCTGTACTTAACACGATCAACCCGCGCGATCATTTCGAAGATATCGTCGGAGTATGGTACCTCAATGACGGCGTGACTATTACCACCGAGATTATCCGTCAAACTGCTAATGCATTTCTTTCGCAGTGGGGAAATCGTACCACGATCGTCAATGATGCTATAGTATTTTATCATGGTGTTTTTAACTCGGAATTTCATTGGTGAATTCAGGATTTGCAATTGCAAATGGGATGACGAACGACACGGCACAGCGTTGCTCACTTGTCCAACTGCTGCCAAGTGGTAATATATGCAGATCACAACCTGGGATGGCATTATTTTGAAAATAACTAATTGACGCCACAACCTCAGTAACGTTGTTAATCCCAGTAGCGACTCCTATTTTTTTGCCATCAGTAAGACCAAAATCACAGGCAAACGGAAGTGATATAAACAAATCTGAGGCAGTGTCCTTTGTGCCATCAATATCAACATGAAGAAAGGATTGCCCACCGATGGTCACAAGTTTCACAACATTTATGGTAGTTGACGACATCCCATATATAAGGTGATCAACGGTGAATGTATCACGCGTGAAAACCTTGCCAATCTTATTTAAAGTAAGTGGAAAGGTATTCATCCCGGTGCCAAGCTGCACCTTGCGATACTCATCAGCGCTGCGGGTGTCCACCAACAAGATGGTATTATCTACCAGCTCGGTGTGTTCTACGATCCTGTACGCCGCCCCACTCTCAGTTAAAACTCTGTTTTGTATTGGGTTACCAATTGTCCTGCCTATATTTACATCACTACCTCCGATAGCCCCAATATTCACCGTGTAGTTCTGACCACCAACATCAATCTCGTTGTCAGTGTTGTCAATAATTATAGATTTGGCCCCCGACAACACATCCTCAACTACAAAAGACTCATGTGTAAAGTGACCTGTTTTCACCACTACTGAGGCAGAGTCATCGTATTCATCGTTTTCAGCGATCAGGGCGCCAATCGTCATTAGACGTGTAACCGTGTCGACGCTGACCCCATCTCCCACGTCGGTTTTCAGCGAAAATGCCCCATGCCCACCCTCAATACTCAGGAACTCCAACGCCGAGGTGTCAAGCACCTTATAACTTGAATCAACCTTGCCGATGACGTTGTTGATTACCTTCTTTGACCCAGTAAAATCGTCACAAGCCCCAACGGTTACTACATTGGTTATGTTATGTGAGTCAAAGGTCTTCTTACCAAGACCATCATAAACACGACCGTGTCGGTGACCACCCGCGCGGGCCGCCCCGTCGATGGTGTCGGCCACCACGGTAGGTATAATGGCTCGCTGATACTCCTCGTCACGCGGTCCCCATGGCTTGGGGTCGGTGGCAATATTTATCACAAAACCATTTACGGTAGCCGGCATATTTACCTCCGATAAAGACGTTAAAAACCAAATCTAAATGGTGATAAGCTAAACATATTTCTACTCCCACGAGGCGCCAACATCCCACTTCCAACCTGCCAAAATGAGGCATTAAAAAACATGTTATACCGTGTCGCGGCGTATTGGATTGTTTTAATATCATTCGTCATCCCAAATTCATCAATCGTTCCGTCCATCGCCGATGCACCATTCACGACAGCGCCCATTGCAAAATTATAAATTCCATTTACGCACGACACACCGTTTTGATTCGCACCAACGACAAGAACGCCATTACTATACACATTCGTTACCGCCGCGGTCGTTCTCGTTATTATTATATGATAATAATTGCCATACGTAAGAGCAGGACCATACACGTTATTTGACCCGTTATGCTGAATGTAAACCTGTCCGGCAACAACAAAGACAAGGAACGCACCATTATCACAAATGCGGCAAGCACCCACCCCCGGCCCGTCAAGTTTTACGATAAACTCAATTGATCGTTCACCAGCCCCAACAATCTGATTTGCGGTAGTTATTCGCCCAGGTGATACCGTATCGACACAGTTTCCAAAGGTACCAGCAACCCTGCTTGCGTCTACAATGGTGCCGTCGTATTGTGCCATGGCGTCATAGGCGACTGACCCTGAGAACTCATTAAAGCCCCACTGATTTGTATAGTGGCTTAACCCAAAAGCATCTACACTATTTTGTATTGAGATGCCACCACCAACACAAATATAAAATAACTTATTTGACGCCGTGGTGGTGGTGCCATCAAAGGTGATAAATAATTTATTATTAACCAAATCCAATGAAACTATCCGAGGTCGGATTGAACCACCTACCACGTCGTACACAGCAATATTACTCGCCGAGGTGATAAGCCCCTTAAACACTGGGTCAGAGACCAACACCGACGACAGATCAACTTGATATGGGAAGTTGGCCAAACTGGTCGCCACCTGCGCAGCAACCACCGTTATTGGCACAAAATAGGTAGTTCCAAATGGAAGACCCATGTTACACCGTCACCATGTATCGACAAATCACATTGAGACAAGTGTTGCGAACTGAAATATCAGCAATGTCAGTTCCATCAGTGTCCCACTGGTTATATGAGATTATTGAGGGGGCCATGCGTCGTGACATCCCGTCATTATCCAAGATGCGGCGACACCATTCAATCGCCTGCGTTGGCGAGGGCAAAACCAAGGCGTAGTCAGGAAGGGTTGATGTTGCCAAGGTTCCCTCAATAATCTCGCCAGCAATTTTTTTAAGGCTGGCGTCTATTTTCTCAACACACGTAACCAGGATGGTGTTGTTGTATATCTCAGCAACTGACATCCCCTTGGTCAACTTAACGCGTTCCTGAAGTGTGAGGGCCATTAAAAACCACCTTTCTTTTTATTGTGTTATGCCTTAATTACATTGGAAAGCAGGTCACCGCCGACAATGTCACCGTTGAGTTTGTCGTGCGTATCTTATCAAAAATACGACCCTTGCAATCAGCCGCGTCAAGCGGGAGCAGGTACCACCGATCAGCCGGGTCGTCAACCAAATGCAACTCAAGCACCCCGGCCGTGGCCCCAACCGCCAACTCAGCACCCTTGCATATCGGTAAACTATACACACTGTCTACCGCGGTTCCCCAATTAGCCTGAACAATACTTTTATGGGGTTGGGTAGTAATCAAATCACGTCGCATCAGTTCAATACTATCCATATCTTGCCTACCTTCCACTTAAGATTTTTTTATATAAACCCGCCAAGATTGACGTGTTCTTTTTTTCAGTACCTTTTTGAACCTTGCCCACGTCGGTCGTGGAACTAAGTTTATGTTTCTTATCTTCCGCAAAGGCAATCTTGGTGGTGCTAAAGGTAACCACCTCGCGCTCAATTAAATTTATAGTAAACAGCAGGGCGTCACCCGTTGAGGCATCACGATCAAAAACCAACGAGGTCATCACCATGTTTGGATACACCTGGAGACCGGTCACCACCGTGATCGGGGCCACCTCATTTTTTACCAAACCACCATGACTACGACGTCCGCACATCTTAAGCAAGGCTTGCAGGGCGTCGTCACAGCGGGTGCCGTTCTTAAGTAGAGCCTGACCCACGGAGCTGCTTCTAAAAGCCTCATAGTACGAGGTCACCCCAAACCCCTGCCAAAGTGGTGAGTTCGACACCAACCCAGTCAAGGCAAGGCGAAGCGGCTGCCGCACCACCCCATCTGATATCAGGCTACCATCCTCAACCGGAAAGGTGGTAACGTCGTTGGTGTAGGTCGGCTGCTCACTCAATAACACATCAAGGGTGAGGTTACCCACCTTGCCAGGCGTCTTCTGATCAAAAAGTAGGTTGATCATCGAGCCGACTCCTCAAGCAAGCGCCGAAGTTCCTTGGACATCCCATATTGGAAGGCCCGATCCGCTGCCACCTTAACCGCCTCAACCTGTGACGCCGGGGTCCCAGGCGGCACCTCAAGTTTTATGTTGTTTTGCACGCTGATCTGCGGACCCGCCTGCGGGCCACCAAAGTTCTTGGCCGTCTCGTGAAGGGCCAACTTATTCGCTGAGCGCGCCGCCGACAACCTATTTGGAATCGTCCCCACGAAGCCGCTCGCGGTGCCGGCTGCCCCGGCCGCAAATTGTACCCCCTCAATACCTGAGAAAAACTTAAAGGCCCGCCCCACCTTGTTATTGTCCAAAAACCCCACAATATTATTAACAAAATTTTGAAACTTTTTAAAGGAGTCAGCCAGGCCGTCGACGAGGGCGATACCAAGAGCCTGCACAAAGGTGTCAAAATCAGTCAGGGCCAGGCTAAACGCCGACTTAAGTCCTGTAACCCAATCTAACCAGGGGCCAAGTAATTTACCGGTTAGGCTGTCACCCCCGCCCACCCACGTGGCGATGTCCTCGATGAACAAGGCGAGGGCGGCGACGGCCACCAGGATGACCCCGGCGAGGAGCAGGAACTGTGGTTGAAGGGCAAAGATGAGGGCCGTCTTGATACCCGCCAGCCCACCCAAAAAGGTATGAAACATCATGAGCGCCTTAACTACCCCAAGCAACCCAGCCAGACCAAGGGTGAGCGGTCCCACGAGGGCCGCCAGGCCGGCAAACACGATGATCGTAATCTTCACCGACGCGTTAAGGTCACGCAACCAAATGATTCCCTTATTGATCAAGGCGAGAAACTTTGACACGACCGGCAGGACCACCGCGCCGAACGAGTCCAACACGTTGCCGGACATCTCACGAAACACGCGGAATTGATCGGTGAACGAGTTCAAGTTTCGAGTGGCCGCGCCGATGGCCCCCTGTCGCTTTAAGGCCGCCTCGATCTGACCCACCCGCCAGACCATCTTCTCCGCCTCCGAGGCGTTCTTGTCAAGCCCAGACCCGGAGTCCTTCAACACAATGCCATATTGCTTAAGTCCCCGGGTGACCCCCGCCAACCCAGAGACGAGGACTTGCTGCCCCTCCTGTGATGAGAGGCCGGCGAACGAGGTGAAGTCGCCGAGGACATTTTGCATCCGCTTCGACAACTCAAGGGCAGCCTCGCTCCCCATCTCCATACCGGTAAACATCCCCTGGAAGGTGGCCATGGACCCCTTGACCGTGTCCTCGTCAAACATTAGATCCTTGGCGAAGGTGCCGGCGAACTCACGCGCCTGGTCCGACACCCCGGAAAACACGGCATCGAAGCGCCGCCCGATCGCCTCCGCCTCGCCGGCCGCCCGGATGGACAAGCCAGCCAACACGGCAATTGGGGCAGTTACGGCAAGCGACGCACGCTTCCCAAAACTATCCAATTTCGAGATCACCCCACTGATCTGCTTCTCAGCGGAGGCAAGCGACGCCTGGTCGACGTCGAACTTGATCAGGTTGACTAACTCACGCAGGGTCATTCAATCCCACCTCAGAAAGGTTGCCGCCGATCTTTAAGATCACATAGACCAACATCTTCTCGATGCGAGAAAGCCGGGCATTACCATTGCAAGTCAACTCATGCTTATTCACCCGCCGCTCAACCACATCATAGGTATCTTCCTTGTGCTTTATCTCATTATGCACATTAATCGCCAGACGTATGGCGGCCTCCACGGCCTTGTCGGTGGCCTCAATGGCCCGATCCGCGGTGCGTCTGGCTGAGATTGAAGTGATGAAATAGGTCACCAACGCCGCCAGCACCACTGAAAGTAGGGTAATTATTATTTGCTCAATCATGATTTTATCTGACTCCCCTCAATGTCTGCCTGTACCATGATAAAGTCAATCGCGCGTATCAGATCATCCAACGTCCAGGTGGTCTCCAACTCGTGAAGGGTGGCCAACCCCTTACTCACCACCAACCAGACCGGCCACTCCACCAGGAGGGCCTCGTCCACCCGAGCCAGAATCTTGGTTATTTTTTCGCTTGATTGGGTGCGACCTTCTTGGTAGTACCCAGGACTCCCAAAAAATCCTTGTAGTTCACCTCCAACACGAAGAAGAATACCTTATACAACGTGATGAGGTCACCCGAGAAAACCTCATTGATTACACCCTCCGTAAGTTCACGACCGTCAACCCGTGCTGAGGCGCAAATGTCAAACACAAGTTGCGTCGACTTTTCTGGGTCGAGGGTGTCGAACATCCTGGCTGAAAGAGAATCAAGGTTTAAATCGACATCCTCTAAATTAACGTTTGACTTGGATTTATCGTCAACGTTGGGGTCAACCTTGTCTTCTTTTAAAGCCTCAGCCAAGACCTTTTTTATGAGGTCAAAGTTTTTAAGTAGCCCGGCGATGGGTCCCTTTATCAGGTCAACCAGTGGGCCGCCGAGAAGTTGCAGAAGTTTGAACTTGTAGAGTAATGAATACCGGGCGGGCAGTGGTGCTACCTCCACCACGTGGCCCGCGATATTTCTGGAGACTGGTTTAAATTTTTCCATCGACATGGTTTCCTCCAACCGTGTTAATGTGTCTTAGTTGTTGCCACCCACGTCAAGCTGCAGGTTGATAAGTTGAAGTACCCAGGGGTTTTCCTTGGCTTCCTTGCCCATACCATATTTCGCCTTCTTGACGATGTAACACTGCGGGGCCGCCGCCACGGTGCGGCCTGAGAGGTCAGTGAACAGAAAGGCCCCCACCCCATTGTTGTCCACCCGATCCTTGTTGGCCATGAGGTTCAGCACGTCGTTCGAGGCGCTTGACTGCATGAGCGTCACGGTGGCCTTGCCGTTTGAGTTGAGATTTTTCACCCTCGTGCTGTGGCCGTCGGTCCCGGTCTTGAGGTTGTACGAGTCCTCGTCATACTCAATCTCAATGGTATTGTCACCAAAACCGGATATGGGGATGCCATTTATCGTCAGTTTCCCCTTTGACGGGTCGATCGTTTTTAAATTTTCCACAACCTACCTCCTTACAGGGTTATCTTGATGTTGATAGTTGCCTTGTGAATCGCACCCGCCAGAAAACCGACGGCCTCAAACCCGGTCAACGTGCGGGCCGCCTGATCCACCGCTGAAATGTTTTCAATCGCCGGCACGATAAAATAGTACCCACCCACCTGCTGGTCATTGGCGTCGTACTTGAAGGGCTTCAACCCCTTGTAGGCCACCCCCTCGGCGAACGGAAACTCCGCCCCGTTGCGAATCACCTGGATGCCGTCGTCGTCGTATGAGATCTTCAACTGGGTGACGAAGTTGCGAAAGACATACTCCTTGACCCGTGCCGTCAACCAGTCGCAAAAGACGATGGTGTCGAAGTACTCACCGGAGGCCACCTTGCCCTCATAGGTCATGTTGACCCCGCCGGTCGTCTCATAGGTGTCACCGTTCTTCGCCCGGACGTTGGTGCTCTGCGTCTCCGACATTGAGACCCGCGTGATTCCGTTGAGGGTCTTGAATGCCAAGGTGTAGGCGCCTGGGTGGTACGGAAACACCTTGCCGAGTTCCGCCGCATCCGGAAAGGTGGTTGCCGCGTCCGGATGGTAGATGACTCCGGACCGATCATAGGCCGCGGCCTTAAGTGTAGCCATGATCGAGGTGGTATCACCAGCGTCCGACACGTCGGCGCAGTTGGCGTCGGCCGACGCGGTGCGAAACATCTTGGTGTTGGCCTCCACCCACGCCGCCACGGCCTCGACGTTGGCCTGCGTGCGGTCGGTAAAGATAAGCCCATACCAGTCGTCGTCGTAGAGGCGGATCGCCGTGAGGGCATCGTCGGCATCCTCACTGACCACCGACGAGACGGCAACCGTCATCGTCCCGGTAATCGAGGCCGTGCTGATCGACACCGACAGCAGGTAACCAGTGTTGGGGGTGATGGTGATGGTGTGCGAGACGTTGCTGTAGACGGCCGTGTCCACCGCCGCGTGGGCGGCGATCTGGGCCGCGAGGGCTGCCATCGTGGTGTCCTTCGTAGAATCATAGGTCTGGGTAATCGCCGTGCCATTAATCGCCACCGAGATGCTGCCCGCCGTGTAGGTGCCGGCATTATCGGTCAACACCTTGTTCCCGCGCTGGTAACCCACCTTAAAGTTAACCACCCTGGGTGACTGCGACAGGATGGCCTGGGCTGCCTTGTATTCAAGGGCATCAATCCCACCGGTGACCTCAAGGGCCAGGGCCGTCAACGAGGTATAGGCCGCCGTGCGGGCATTCACGTTGAGGTTAGGTCCCAGGATCAGGATGGTGCCGAAGCCGACCTGCGACACGGTCCTCGTCTCACGGGTTAAATTTACGGTTACAATCGAGGAGACGTCCATAATTATACCTCCGGTATGGTTATAGTTTCATGTACCACATTTCGACTTCCATCCTTAATGGTAAGCCCCATCTCAACCGACTCAATTATATTCGAGGTATAGGTCAACACATTTCCAACCCGTAACCTCAGGTCAAGCGCCTGCCTGGCCTCAATTTGACTGTTCACCAGTTCAGAGGTGTCCATCACTGACCCAATATCCACTATTGCCACCCCAGCAAGTGAGAGGGCTGCCCTAAACAATGGCAGCTGGGCATAGTCAAAGATGCGATAGATCGAGGCCGCCCCAACACCATATCCAACTAACATAAGCATGAATTCAAGATCCTGGGTCACCGTCACAACATTGGTAGTACCCACCGGCTTCGACTTGTAACCACGATTGCCAAGTAAATTCTCAGCATTGTGTCTCATCCCCACGTAGCCGCCACTCGGCCGCGGCGAATTCTGATTAAGCCACAGCGGGGTCGACGGGGTGATGATTGAAAAAATCCAATCATACAGCTTATCCTCAAGGGTAGTTACGTTCACTTTCCGCCCCGTACCTTCTCAAAGGTGCGCATCCCACCAAGCCCCAGCATCCCCGCCAACAATGTCATCAAGGACCCCATGTCCAAGGCCGGCAAATCCTTTACTATAAAACCAAATGCGTCGAGTGACCAGGGCAAAAGCGGTCGCAGCAGAAATTGGTAACCGATGCCCAACACGCACACCCACCCTACACCTGGTCGCCAGCCACCGCGAAAGAGCGACCCAGACCCGGCGTCGATCTTGTTTATGTCGGCCTGCATCTGGGCCACTGCCACGTCAGCATTGAGGGCGGCGGTCTCCATCTGCTGTGTAAGTTCTAAAATTTTGCGGGTGTCCTCGGCGGTGATTATCTCCTTGCCGGTGATCGCGGCGCGAATGTCGCGGGCAAATCCACCAAGACCCTTTCCAATACCGGCGATGCCACCCTCGGCAAGTTGTGCAAATACTGGGTTCACGACAACACCTCCGTGGCTAAATATTTATAATGTGGGATGAGGCCGTTGTTCCACCTCGTCCGGGCATACACCTCGTAGGTAACCCCATCAAGCACCACCCGATCTGGATTGTGGTTGGTGGCCAACCCATTCAAATTTGCCGACGTGTAGATCCTCATCACCGATTGCTCGCGGCGAAGTTCCGGAATCGACTTAACCTCCGTGGGGGTGGCCGGCTGCCACGACCCCTTTATGGTGGTTGGCGTGCCCGCCACCTCGCCCGTCCAGCGACCCTTGGTGTAGGTTGCCGTCGATCTTGGCACGACCGTTATATCCCTTGAGTTAAAAAGGCTCACGCCAACACCTCTTCATGTGTAACCGCCTGGATCATCGCCCCGGTGTCGATCAGTGGCCGGTCACTTCCCTTTTGGACAATCGTCGCGGGGGCATTTGGAACGAAGGGGCCATCCTTTATCTTTTTCTTAAC